CAAAAGGGATAACACGGATACGGTTCCATGTAGCCTTGTCAGAATATTTCAGTTTCGGAAGTTTGTTACAGATAAAAATAAGCTTGAACATAGGAGTCATCTCCCGTGTAGCCTTACCCTTCTCAAACAGATCACGAGCCCAGTAACTGTCATTACCAGACAAAGACTTCATCGTACCAATGTTAATCTGCTCATCACCGTCGGGTTCCTCAAGAACTGCCCACCGAACACCGTTACCTGCGCGAGCAAGTTCTGGATTAGCACCACCGGTCTGGGTTTTCTTACCAGTAATCAAGGTAGTGCTAAACTTGATAGCAAGTTCTCCAAGCATTTTCTCAAAAATAGACTGTGTTACGGACTTTCCGTTGTCACCATCACCAGTCCAAAACAAAACTACCTTCTGGTGATTTCCTCCTACAAAAACATCAGATGCCATATCCATGAAATAACGAAGGATTGATTTGTCGGGGAACACCTTCTCCAGAAAGTTGTGTACATCCATAACCTTCTCGTCAGTCTCTGAAAAGATACTGTACTTGATAGGCATTGCCCTACTCAAGAAATCCTCCGGACGTCCAGCGCGGAAAATATTAAGTTTTAGGTCGTAAACACCATTCTTCCAAACGACCAGATACGGATTTGTGTCCAACTTCTGACGGAAGCGACGGTCATAGAAAACCTCCATACACTCCTTCATAATATTGTTCTTGTAAGGAGCCGACTTGAGGTTAGAAATGATTTTCTGAACCTGCTTTAACCTAGCCTGATGCATAGCCTCCTCAGCCTTGTCGGTAGAGGTGCTACACTTCACAAACAGTTCCTTCCCCATTTCCAAATATCTGTTAACAATCTGGTCTGAAATCCGAGCGCGGAGAAAAACACCTTCCTCAATCTCCTCCCACCGGTGATCAACAAACTGATACCAAATCTTACTCGCGATTGAAGCACACACAAACTCGTTTCCGTACTCAGCGTACAGAACCTTTGCGATATCGTTGTGTGACCCGTTGAGAGATTCCTTAATGTGAACCTCAGCCTGTTCCTTCCTAAAGTCCTTGTATGCATCCGGACTGTCAATACTGGCATTGTACCGAAGAGTTCCAAGAGTTAGGTCTTTCTTTACCATCCTCTCCCATTCGTAAATACAGTTAGCCTCGTCGTAGTTCTCCTCATCCCTCGCTGAGAATTCCAACCACTGGTCAAGTGCCTCTGCCGAACCACAACCAATGTTAAACAGAATCCAACCAACGACCATCCACTCGTTTCGGTCCTCCGCCCGAAACTGTGACAACATGGGGAGAAGTTTTGCTGAAAGTTCTAGAGACTCGGTGACCGAAATATTGTTAATACTTTTTGCTTTCGTTTTCTTCTGAATTTTTTCCTTCAAAGGAGAAATCAAACCGTGGCGGAGCTCACTGGTCTCCCGACCAAACGGTAAAATACTTAGAATGCGGGGGAGGAGTTCATTTACCCGTCCAGCCACTTTAATTAAATGCTCCTGTTTGTCATACAAACGATAGTGCTTGAACGCCTCCTCCATATCAATCTCGTAACCTTCAGATGTTACAACCTTTGACACAGTGTAAGGGTCCATTTTCTCTTCTTTTCTACTTCCATACATTAGCCACGGAACCTTGCAACACGCCTTATCAACCATCAATCCAGAATCGTCAAATCCAAGGTCAGCGAACACCTCCAACTCGCGGAGAGCGTCCTGAACACGTGGGATCAACTGAACCTCCTGATCAACCTTGCTCAGGAACAGGTTGGGAAAATGAAGATGGAATCCGTTTTTTGCGTACGAGTTTTCGTTTTTTGTAATTCGGTATAATGGTTTTTCTAACAGAATACACATCAACTGCTCGTCGGTGCAGTTTTCAACAATAGATCTTAGGACTGATTGATAAACCTCAATCACCTGACTTGTATGAGTTTCGTTGTAAATATGATCCCCGATATCTGTATCCTCGGTCTCGCGGATTTTAATGTCAATATCCGCGAGAACGGGAAGGTAATGTTGTGGTTTCTCGGCAACCCCGAGAATCACGTCTTTCTCCCCGGTAAGTGCGTTGGAATATACGTCCCATAAATTTTCTAATCCCTGTCTGTTAAATTGAAATTTGCCCTTAGGCTGTATCATTGATACATGTGTATGAAACACACCATCAACGTAATGCTTTCGGAGTATTTGTTCGACTGTTGGATTCATTTTGTCTTATATATCTATTACATATTTATTTTTCATTTTTAAATTCAAAACATTCAAAACAAAATACTTCATTTCTATACTGATGTTGGTTTAAAACACTTACATATATCTAACAAACATAATGTCTACAACAGTAAAAGACACCACAAATTCGAACAGAAAACTAGACAACTTAACACCTGGTTCACCAACAGGAAATGAACAATCTCTAGTATCAAAACGCCTTTCTTTTTTTGAAGAAAAAACAGTTGATGATCAAGTTGTAAATGATACCTCTGACGGTGAAACCAACGACAACGAGTTACAATCGAATTCAATGTTTATTATATGTGTTAACGGAGTCCCGAAATTCAACACACAAACTCTTAAAAATGCTCGCCTAAAAATGTGGGAAACAGCAAATCAATTATTATGGGAAAGTTATCCTGAATATAACGGTTATATACATAACAATACACAAACCAACATGCAAGTTATTGGTTCTTCAAAATCATTCTTAATTAGTTATGACCGAGTTTTACACGATATTGTAATCACGAAAATACCAAGTTTAGATTAATTTCATCTAAATTTTGTTATCAGATGGAATTATTACGGTATTCACATCTACTTCTTTTTATATAAACTGAATCTCCACTTGTAAATTCACCTACAAATATGTCATTTTTATTTACATTAAATAAAAATTTAATCTAGTAGAACCACACTTAAATTACGAGAATTTACACCACTTTCTACATCAGAATACACAGTTGTTCCGTCAACTTTCCACTGTACTTTAAAAGTATTAACACCGTCAGTTAACCCTGATATTACTTTAGAAATTGTTAATGTTTTTTCTTCATGCTTATCAGCAATACAATCAGTAATAAAAATATACACAATTGACTCATCATAGTTTGTTATTCTAACAGAAAAATTATGTTTGGACTTTTCAATTCTTATAGACTCACAATAAGAAACAAACACAGCATTTCCGGTTGTTAAAGTAAGAGACATATCAGAAATATATACATAATCACCGCTAGCCGTGCTTACCGAATTTACACCAGTTACAAAAGAAGCAATGCCATCTAATTTATTATCATCATCTTCAACTACAATAAATTCTGTTGTAATTTATGATAAAATTATTTGTTCAGAACTTGTTAATGAAGACTCGAATATAATATTTACGATATCTAATTTATTTGTTACAACAATACATATGGCTGAAATACCAGGATTGTTGTTAATATCATTAATTAATTGTCCTGGGTTTAATATACCATTGAAATCAATTGAAAGAGATTTGATATAAGTTACCGTCATTTATAATATGTATGTGAAAATTATGGTCCAATTGGACCATCTTGACCAATATCACCTGTTCTTGCGAATGTTGCAACTACATCTTGCATCTATAAATGACATAGGGGATAATGTACCGGTTAGATACGTTAACGATACATCAAAATATGTACCATTGTCAAAAACAGAATCAACTATGTAAAAAGCATATTCGTCCGAATTGTCTTTTTCAGAAATTTTCAAGTACCCTTTGATAGTACTTGTATTATCAGCGACGGTCCTAAGAAAATCCTCTATCAATGTACTCGTTTCATCATACTCGCTAATATAAAGTTTAGTAGCACTCCCACTGTCTGTATTATTTAATTTTAAAAAACCATTTCCTGGGTCTATTTGTGTTGTGTCTGTAGAAAAGATGTATTTAAAACTAGCACCCCCCGATATCACCCCTTGGTCCGGTTACACCTATAGGTCCTACTGGTCCGGTATATCCAGTATAGCCTGTCACTCCCGTGTAGCCTGTATATCCATATCCAGCAGGACCTGTGTGACCAGTGTGTCCAGCGAGCCCGGTATAACCCGTCGCTCCTGTATCTCCATACCCAGCAGGACCAGTGTACCCAGTATAACCGGTCGCTCCTGTATTAGAAGGTGGGATTGAAGGTGCCAAAATTAACTCAGTCCCTGAATATGTTATAACATCACCTGGGTTCCCGCTTATTAAAGTTAACGGAATATTCTGTAAAAACCCAGCATTAAATGTCGGATATTCTTGAGAATACGCGGCTATATTGTCTGGTGTGAGTGTATTTTGATGTACAAAAGAATAGTTGTTATTTGACATTTTTGTTTTATTTAAGACTACATATTTTGTTTAAATCTAAAGACTTATTATCTTTTTTAAAAATGTCAGTACAAACACAATCCGATAAGAAAACGGAAAGTTCGTTAACAGCCCCCCACGATAGAGACAAGTCTATTAAATGGCGTCCCAACCAAGGAGCACCCAGTTTAACCGAGAGCGAAGTGACGGATGCTATTACTGTTATAGATAACACATCTTTTGTAGATAAATTTCCAAAGGTTGACCGGGCTTTCGCAGATCCCGCTATTGGTATGCAGTCAATTGGATTAATTTCTTTTATACCATCAAAGGGTTCTAAACCAGATGAGAAAGGTATTTACGGGTTTGCCAAACTTCGTGGTAATTACAATACAGAGATGGAGGCATCTGAACGTGCTGAATTTCTGATTAGAAATGTTGATTCGTATCATCAGATTTTCCATACATATGTCGGTCGTCCGTTCCCCATTACCGTATCTAATGACTATTCTGCTGTGACAGACGAGATTGATATTAGAAAGGAGGCTACTAAAACCATTTCACAATCTGTAAAGGAGAAGAAAAAGGAGGAAAGGAGGGAGGTTCAGGATATCAAGGCCCGAGAGGTTGCTCTTGTTGAAGATGTTGAACGTGATGAAGTTGATCCTTATGACCTTTACATCACCCTGATGGTAAAGAAGGCTCAACTTTCTTGGACATACTTGGAGCACAAGAGAAAGATGGAGGAGATCCAGGATATCGTTATTAAGACTCGTGCTGAGATTGTTGAATTGGACGCTGCTAACCCTACGTTCAAGGATAGTTATTACGAAAAGTACATGACTGCCCGTAAGGAGTCTGGTCTTGACAACGCAACTGATACTGATGAGAATTTTATTAAACACATGGTTGAAGACGTTGAACTTGGGTTCTAAAAAAGAATAACTTCATTATTTATAACTAAATTTGGTTATAAATTTATCTACAGTCTTTACATGATGATATGTAATACAATGCTATTATAATAGAAACAATGGCTACTCCGATACCGCCACATAACATAATCTTTTTCCTTTTCTGATGATCACCCTTTTGTTTTGTACCCGCGACACCAACACCCGCCCCCGCTAAAGCAAGCGGTATCGCAATACATGCCCCGCAAAACTCTTCTTTGACAACTTTTGTTTTTGTACTTTGTTCTGTCATTTAGTTTATAAACTTTTATTTTATAACATAAAATAAAATGGAGAAGTCTTTTAAAACAGTTCCAGTATGTAGTTTATTAGCGGTTTCGTTAATAACTGTATTTTCGTTGTATTCATCGTCGGCATTAAAATCTGTACCATGCGGTCATGATTTAGGTTCAATGCTTGTCAGTAACTTTGTTCATGTTGATTTATCACACTTAGTTGCTAATTTGTTCGCATTATATTCTCTCGCAAGAGTTGAGCAGGAAATAAAAGGTAAGAAATTTTGTTCCCTAATTATATTTCTAGTTATTTTCACTTCAATTGTAGAGGTTATAGCCCATAAAATTAATTCCAATTTGAAATGTAGTATTGGGTTTTCGGGTGTCTTATTTGGTATTACAACATGGGAACTTATAACTAAGAAAAAGATAGATTTCTATCTGATATCGTCTATTATTGCTATGGTTACCCTCCCAAGTGTTCAGGATAAAAACGCGTCGCTTGCTGGTCACGCAATCGGAGCATTTGCTGGAATCGTGGGAGGTGTACTTTGGAATAAGTTGGGTCCAAAAATTAATTCAGTTTAATTAATAAAATTTTTTGTTATAACTTTGAGATAACAAAAAATGATAATATACAAATTACTTTTTCTTTTTGACAACCTCCTTGTCCATGACCTTTAGCCATTTGAGATATGCTACTTCGAATTCCTTAAGATCCCTCAACCACATCTTCTTTGTTGACATAGCCTTTGTTTCGTCAACCTTCTTCTGTGCAGATGCGATGTCCTTTTTAATCTGTTTGACTTTATCGGCGGTGAAAGTACGCACCTGTAGTCTCAGAAGGTAATCATAACTATCGTTGTCCTTGTCATAACCCCTCTCCTCAAGTTCGGACAAGATTTCACTCTCGTCCTCGTTCATAATTAGCAATTCTTCTGCGATAACCTCTGAAATAAACCTTTCCTTGTTACCGAGGTGACTGAGTTCCTTTTCAAGAGCATTAAGGATATGTTTCTTTCGTTTTCCGTAATAGTCGTAACGGACAATGCAAAAGTTATCAATGATCTCGTCGACTGAATTGTATTTGATTAGTTTACCATGTTGATCAAAAAGCACCATGTTGGACGTATACACGTAACTGTACAGTTTTAATGTGTCAACATTACACCCAAATCCGTCTGGACTTTCGGTAAGAACAAAGTTTACCTTCTTGGGTGTTGAATAATTTTTCATACTTTTCAGCATTTTTGATTCAATGTGTTCCTCACAGTTTTCCTTGAACTTGTTAGTCCACATTCCGATTGGGAGTTCTGTCACCATAGATGTGTTTCTCTTCCCTTTTACCTTTTCACAAGTTCCAAATGTTTTGAATCTGTTGTCCCCACTAGGTTCGATAGTACCCGTAAAACCTCTGTACCACGGTGTGAATTCTGGGAACATTGACACCGTTGTCCCTGAATCAACATCTTGAATTAAAACTTCACCGTCGTTGTCTAACCATATTTTGATAGCAGCGATCATATCAAGTGGGTTATAACACGGGACATTACAAGACCACCCAGTTCCAATACCGGCGGTACAACCGTTGATTAGAATCATCGGCAGAATCGGGACATAGAACACCGGCTCAAAAGCCTCGTCATTGTTGTATACCCGTTCAAGAAGAACATCGTCCTCTTCGCGGAAAATAAGGTGCGTCAACGCCTCCTCTTTTGTGAAAATATACCTAGGTGATGCAGCATCCTTACCACCCTCCAATCTAGTTCCAAACATACCATCTCTGTATAGAAGAGGAATATTGTTTGACCCAGGAAACTCGTTCGCCATTTTGGTGATAGTATCAAACAGATTGTTTTCACCATGTTCATAGTCTGAATGTTCCGCAACATACCCACCTAGTTGTGCAACTTTAAGTGATGAACCCGAATACTTCAACTTCCTCTTTTTCACCGCGTACATAACCTTTCTGTGTGAATCCTTCATTCCATCGAGTCCGCCTGGGATAGAGCGATTACAATCTGCGAAAGAAAACTTTATCATTTCGTTGTTCAGAAACGGGGACATAAACATTTTGGAGATAATTCCCATATCGTCTAGGGATGTCGCCTGTGTTTTGTCATATGAACTTAACCATTCTTTACGTGCGTCGGCGCATCGTTTGCTGAAAACTTTGTTGATGTTAGAAGATGTGTTTTCATCGTTTACATATTCCACCATTTTCAACCCAAATGTGTCTTTGACATCTTCTGGTCGAGTGGTACCAAGTCCCTTGTAATACTTGGATTTGAACTTCTTTGTCTGTTTCTTCGCGTACTCCCTGTATCGACGCTCGTCATAAAACAGCAAATCGTTTCCGCGTGGTTTGAACACCCGTACGATAGGTGTTTTCATACTGACTATAAACGGATTGGGTCTGTCCAACAGTGTGGGGAATAGACTGTGAAAAAGATTCATAAGAAGAGCCTCGATGTGAATACCATCAACATCGGCATCTGTCATGATGAGAACCTTTCCGTATCGCATTGTTTCGAAATTCTTCTGAACTCCGTAATCAACACCGTGTCTAACCCCAAGTGCCTTTACCAGATCTGAAATGACTGCGTTCTTGGCGATAGTAGCGGGGGCAGAGTTCCGAACATTTAGAACCTTACCGCGAAGTGGGTAAATTCCAAACCAATCTCTCCCGGTTTTACCGTAAACACCCTTCTGAATTCCTGCGACTGCGTAAGTCTTCGCAGACAAACCCTCGCACAGGATTAGAGTACACTCAGTTGAATATTTAGTACCCTCGTTGTTGGCGGGATCAAGACCCTCAATCTTTACAAACTTTTTCTTGCGTTCTGCTTTCTTCAGAACTACCATTTCCTTCCCTCTGATAATATCCTCAATTTCTGAGATAACAGACCATTTACAGATAGCGTTAATGTGTTTCTTCTGAACTGAAACAGAAATCGAAGGTGACTCTAGTTTGTTCTTATCCTGACCGTCAAATTCTGGGTTGATAACGGTGGCAACTACAAAGATCCTAAAAAACTGTTTGACATCCCTAATGTTAATCTGAGGTTTCTTCGGTTTGTTAAACTTGCTAACGATAGGTCTGAAAATAGCCTCACTCCAAGCATCGACATGTTGCCCTCCTAATCGGGTATACACACCATTGACAAAAGAAACAGCCTGAAACTCAAACGCCGGTGTAATCAAGACATCCGATGTTGGTGTTTTGATCAGTAGTGTCTCCGTTGTGGGAGATTTGTACATCCTGGAATAACTTGTGAGATTTTTAATCTGAATCAACTCATCGTTAAAGTAAAGGTCAACGTTGCTTGTTCTTTGCGCAAGCATTGCCGCGTCTAGGATGAAACGAGTGTACAGGTTGATGATATCATCAGTGTATTTTTTAATACCAAACCTCTTAAAGTCAGGAATCCACGTAACCTCTGTAAATCCATTCTTCAACTTGGTTGGTCTGACAACTGGACCGTCGGTGTCCTTCATGTTGTTTGTCCATACCTGTGTCAGAATCTTACCTTCGTCGGGGTCGCATCCATGAACTTTAAACATTGTGGAAAAGATGTTTGTCAACTTTACACCAAGTCCATTTCTTCCCGAAATAACACGCTTTGTCTCGTCATCATAGTTAGAACCAGTTAGGAGTTGCCCAAAGATCATACTGTGATTGTAGCAACCCTCATCATCATTCATTTCAATAGGAACAATATCACCATCATTCCAAATTCTGGTTTCGCCAGTCTTTTTGTTAATATAAACCTTAATTTTGGTACACGGTGTTTTAGTTTTCCGACTTCTTTCAATGTTGTCGAGGGTGTTGGACAACGGCTCAATGAATACTCGGAGAATCGCTGGTGATGCCATAATCGTTGCCTTGAAAATCCTAAATTCGTCGTCTTGTTTGTCCGCCACGTATTCTTCAATTCCACGAGGTCTGGTAGACCCGGTATACATATCTGATCTGTCAAGAACGTGATCAATGGGATCTTTTTTGACGTAACGTTTCTTAG